ATGCCATAAAGAACATCTTTATTTGATGCATAAACATTAAAACCTGAATCGTAAAGTGCTTGAATTCTGTCGGCATTAGCAGTGTCGCAATATATGTATGAATATCTATCAATGTTCATTTCTTTCATCTTATTTATTAGTGCTTCATTTGTCAAATTGGTCTTATATAACATTTCTCTTACATATAGATTATCACCTACTATCTTGCATTCAACTAATGCAGTGGGATTAGAAAAGCCAAAGTCAAGCCCGTAGAAACTTTCGCCTTCAATATCATTCCAATCCCCCGAGTATATCTTATATTTTGGATATATCAATTCCTTGCTCGAATTCCCCCATTCTCCCAATGCATATACTTTGTAATAATCCTCATCCATTTCCTTTAATTGCCGCATTGTTTCTTTATATCCTTCATCTACGTATTTATTATCAATATAAGTCGTCTTTATGACTACCTTATCAGTTGTGCGATTTAGATGCTTGTATAACCAATGTTGCTGCGACACTGGATTAAAGGTAAGTATCATATAATTGTGTGCCTTCGGTGTCCGCAACCTTAATTTCAATTGCATATAATCCCTTTCGCTAAATTCAGTCGCTTCTTCCATCCATATACAATTGGGCTCTTGCACGGATTTTAACTTCTCTACCTTATCAACTCCTGCTGCTATCAACTGATTGCCATTCATCGTGCATTCAATAGTCATATCATTCTCTTTTATCTTAAAAAGATTGCTCAACCCGAAAGTGCTAATAATATCCTTGAACAACAAGAATTGAGAACCTCTTATAGTCCTCTGCACCTTGCGTAAATAAAGACATCGAAAATATGGCTTTTGAAGTGCTTGAAGTAGCAAGTGCGTTGCTACGGCATAAGATTTGCCACTACCAGCACCGCCGTAAAGTATCCACTCATTGCTCTTTTCAGTGTCAAAGTGCAATGGTAAAGCCCAATCATTGAATATATTTTGGTCAATAATTATTTTCATTTTAATCTAACAATCATAGTAAATATAATTAAAATAATAACTACTGCGGTAAGTATAATATAAAGTATTGAATAGTTATTTCCTTTGTTTAATGGCTGTTTTTCGGCTATATATCTGTCTCTATAAACTATCCTATAAATAGTATCTCGCTCTACTTTAATGGCAGTATAAATCGTGTCGTAATGCTTAAATATTTTGATTATAGCGTTGTTTTTATTTATGGCAATAGTATCTATCACCTTGCCAATTAAAAGCGTGTCAAACTTAAATTCTTTCGTATAAATAGTGTCTCTTATAGTGTCTCTAATGCTTTCTAAATAACTATCACCATACTTTGATATAGTATATTCAATGACATACTTTGGCGACTGCTTCATTACTGCTTTATCAATATGCCTTTCAGCACTGCAAGATGATAAGAATATCAAAATAAATAACACTAACATCTTAATATGCTTCAAAGGATCGAGTAATCTTAACGTCAATCTTTCTCTTAATGTTAGATGTAAATGCGGCCCCGTTGAATTGCCTGTATTTCCTGTATAAGCAAATACCTCGCCTTTCTTTACTATCGCATTGATATGCACTGGAACCCTTGATAAATGGGCAAAGCCATAAATATATTTATCATCGGCTACTTTAATTTGCAATCCGCCCATATCATTTTGCCAAACATTCAGCACAATCAAATCAGTATGTGCTGTGATTGGCGTTCCAACAGGCGTTGCAATATCTATGCCATTGTGGAATTCTTTTCTCAAATTTATCGGATGAATTCTTTGTCCGAATGGTGAGGTTATATGATATGTTTTTAGCAATTGATTTATGGTCATAGTTGTTTTATTTCAATATTTGTCTGCTCGTCTGCGATTGCAATTATTTTTCTTTCACTTAATTGACAACCGCAGTTATGATATAGTGTTTTTAAGCGTTTAAATCTTATGATTGTGCTATTCCCATTGATTATTGAAATAGTGTATCTTCCATCACTTCCATCAATGAATTGCATTATTACATCAAAAACACCATCATTCACTATCGCAGTGTCTTCGCTGAATGTAGTAATGCTTTCATTGATTATTTGAAGTGTCGTTAATGCTTTCATCCTTAATATCTTTTATGTGGTCATATATTTCTTTAATATCTTTCTTGTATTTGAATTGTCTCTTTATCTTGTTAATTAATTGTTGCAATATATCTGCTTGGTAAATGATTTCTAAATTTTCTTTTATCGATATCGCCTCAACAATTGCCCCTAATAAAACCAACGGCTTCACTACATCAACTCCTGCATAGTGTTTAATGAATATGCCAAGAATAGCAACAACAAGAAATATAATCAACTTAAAAGAAATGCCAAAACCTAATCTAACTGATGTTATCTTTATATTTCTCTTTATTGAAGCAATAATACCCAATGCAGTATCTATCATCATTAAGATAAAGAAGCCAATCACTACATCTTTTTCTTTCAACAACAAAGATGCAAGCCAAGAATATAAAAACATTATTGAAATGCCAATAAATTCAAGCAATTTGCTAATTAAGTGATTTATTTTTTCTTGCATAATTTAATTTTTTAAGTATTCATTGATATATTCAATAGTCGATGTATTACTTGCTATTTTAAGTAAAACATCGTGGTTATTATTAAATACGTATTCATTAGAATAAGAATAATTACTAATTAAAGTATTAAACATAGCACTATCATTCATTCTACAATAAGTGATAAATCTTTGATAACATTTATTTCTTTCCTCTTGCGAACGCTTAAAGTATTGAGTCAACACATCTATATCATTAGAATGATTACCAACCTTGAATATATTAGCAATTTCGCCGTCTATTGTATGATTGCATTCTTTAAGCAACCTACGGCACTGAATGAATGATATTTCTCCACGAACGTACATATCATATATCCATTCTGGTTCGCAACTTATTACATCAATTGGTGTGCCTTTCACTACTCCTTCGTAAGTGCCGTATTCAGCGTATATTGAAATGAAATCTTTATACTTAAATAGTTGCATAATTATTTATTTTAAATAGTAGGTAATATTCTTTGTCCTGAAATAAGAAAGTAATAAGCATAAGGATTGGTAGCAAAAGGAAAACCACAAGTAGGTGGAATTGAGGTTTGAAATGATACTAAAAAAGTCCCATTTGAGTAATTATTGTCAACAATATAACCAATAGGATTATGGTGATAAATAATTTGATACTGAAAAGAACTACCCGTTGGCACTACATACCTAAATGCAAATAAATACACGCCACTTGGCAATGTTACTGGTGTTTGCAACGGAAAGAAATTATTACCTACAACTATTGGACTTAAATTTGTTTTAGCAATCAAAGTGTTTTGTCTTGTTGCAAAATTTGGTTGATAAATAGCCAACTCTACTTGAACAGAGCCCCCTGATGAATTATGTGAAATAATGCGTATCCCCAATCCTTCAATAGTCATCGGTTCTGTCAATAAGCCAAAAGAACCAAGGAAATCATTAGAAGTAGTTGTCATTGCAGAACCACCATAAGATTGTCCAAATAAAGAATAAGTGATATCTTTTCCTGTTGAAGTGTTTTTTCCAAAAATGCCACTATAACTACTAATTGAAATATCGCCGTAGTTTCTATCAATATACCACTTCAAATTTTTCAGTGTAGTTACTCCGTCGCCTATTTTGTAACATTTCTTGTCCTCTTGTAAATAAACTATCGTATTTTTTCGTAAAACATTATTTGCGTTTGTCTGAAACCAAGAGCTGTTGCGAACAATGATAACATTGTCTGCTTGCCAATTAGTGCCGTTATGAATAAGAACATCGCCATCATTGCCCACTGATGGCAATGAGTTGAAATAACCTTTCATATCTAACGCAGAAATACTGCGATTGTCAAGGGATACACTATCCCTTATGACAAAAAGGTCTGCGTCGTTTAAATTATTTTTTTGCATTAATTGTGAAATACTTTTTGCACTATTATTAATCATATTAAAATATATTATTCTAAAAGTAAAGGAAACCCATTTTCAAGTAATATCACGCTTGGCGGCAATTGATAAGGTATCCCGCAGGCGTTTAATTCATTAGGCACTTTAATGCTAACCCTTGTCAGCCATCCTACTACTATATCATCGTTGAAGTTGTCTCTAACATCATCAATAGAAAGATTATTGCCATTCACTATTCCCATAGTAGCATAAGATTTCAACTCTACTTCTGCAATAATATCAAGCAGCACTTGTCTTACATTCTCTAACACCATAAAGTCGTTTTCATTTTGCTTATCCACCTTATCAAGCACCACTAATTGAAAATTAAAAGTATTTGAAGCTCTTGAAATATCAACACTTTCAGGTGCCATCAATACCGCAATATATTCAACATCTTTCTTTGTAGCAATCTTATCTAAATAGTCAAAATGAAATGAACGCACTTGCGAGTGTGCAATTCTTTATGTCTAATAAAGTAGCCATATTTAGTAGCAATTGGTGTAAGGACAACCGTCGTAGTTTCTATTTAAATTATTTATTCTATCAACCATAAACTGCTTTCCGCTTAAATTCAAAGAATTGCTTGTGGAATAAGCATTCAATCTCCCCATCATTTGCGAAATATCATCTGCACTTAAATAATCAGTGTATTGATTTTTATTAGAAATCAAATACCTCAACATCCTTTGTGCGTAAAAGTCAGCCATATTCTTTAACTCCTCTCGCATATCATCAAGGGATTGGCTATCAACT